TGGACTTAAAATTGCTCTTGCTCTAGGACTAGCTGGTGCTGTGGCAGGAGGCTGGTTTTATGTACAATCACTAAAAAGCGATCTCGAAGCTCAACAAGCACAAACAGCTCGTGCAATGGATGTTGTTAACCAGCAGGCGGCAACATTGGATCAGCTACAAAAAGACATTGCTCGTGTCCAAGAGATCACCACAGATCTAAACAAAAAGATGCAGGATGCTGAACAGAGTGTGCGTGATCTAGACTCTAAGTTTTCACAAAACAGCTCAGGTAAAGCACGTGACATTGGAGCAGATGCGGCAGCTAAGCCTGCTGCCGTTGAAAAGATTATCAATCGTGCATCACGCGATGCTATACGCTGTGGCGAACTTGTAACAGGTGCAGAGCCAAAGCCTGGTGAAACAAACAGTCAATGTCCTGAACTTGTTCCTGGTACTTTTGAAAAAACAGAAGACAAAAAGGAAACACCAGCTAGTATCAAGGAGTCAGTAAAATGAAGAAAATACTTCTAGCACTTGCGGGTGTGGCTCTATTATCTGGTTGTAGTTCAGTAAAAGAAATACTTGCTGTCAGCCCTAAAGTAGTAGAACGTCCACCACTAACTGTGCAGACACCAAGACCTGCTACTGGTTACCCATTTGACTTTGTTATTATAACCCGAGACAACGTCGATGAAAAGTTCAAAGAGCTTGAAGCATCAGGCAAAAACGTTGTGTTCTTTGCACTAACAGATGATGGGTATAAAGCACTAAGCCTAAGCGTTGCAGAGTTGCGTAGATATATTGTGCAACAGAATGCAGTGGTCAAAGCATACAAAGATTACTACCTACCAGCCAAAGATAAGAACAACTAACGATAAATACTCGTATAAAATACGAGAGGTGAAGAAATGTCAGCTAATGGTATTTCAAGTAGTTCTAATACGAAAAGTCAGCGTCAGATTGCAAAGTTGACCTATTCGCAAGCAAAACGTAAAGGACAACTTATTAATGAGGCCAATAGTGCATGGACCACCAACGGTGTTGACAATGATCAGGCAGGATGGTATAGAGCCCGTAACGTATACGACATTAATGCACTCAGTTTAAAGTATTCTGATAACTCTCTAGGTAACAATGCTGAAACCTACGATCCTTTACTTCCAAGGCGTCCTTGGTTGACTGGTGGGACAGCACCTGTTTCAGTTGAAACCGCTGTTACAGAAGCTACACTGGATAGACTACAAACAAACTATGACGCTGAGGATAATGTTTATCTTAAGCCAGCAGGGTTAGCAAGTGGCGGAACCATTACCCAATGGCTTGACCAATCTGTTTTTGCACACAATCTAAACAGTGGTGGTAGTGCAAGACCCACATGGCACGAAAATGTAAAGAACAGTTTAGGTGTGCTTCGTTTTGATGGTGTAAATGATTGTTTAAATATTAATCCTGTGGCTTGGTTAAACAGTATCCCGCAAGCAACATTCTTTATTGTTTGTAAACCAAATGCTACAACAGGACAAAGTGCAATGGGTAGCGATAACGGTGATATTCGTATCTTTAGTGATGCAGGTGCCTGGAAGGTTGGCATGGCAGGTGTAACAGCTGGGCAAGCATCAGGAACAGATGCTAATATCAGTGCTGGCAATTGGTATTATATGAGTGTAGTTTATAACGGCGCTGGTGCTACTGACGCTGATAAATTGAGATTCAAAGTAAATGGTAATTGGATAACGCTATCACTAAGTGGTACAGTTGGTGCAACCACAAATGCCAGCAACACTGAGTTTGCAGTTGGGTGTTTTAACAATACAATGTTCTTTGATGGTGACATCAGTGAGGTGCTAATTTTTGATACACTATTAATTGATCCAGAAGTTTCTAGCATCGAAACTTACCTTTCTAACAAATGGGCAATTTAATTAGCGCACAGGTTTATCCAAAAATAACGCTAAATATTCGTATAATCAATAATTGAGGAGCGAGTACGTTCATGAGTGACAAAGACGAGATAACACCAACCCGCCCAAAAATGGACTGGTGGTGGTATGCCCCAGAATATTTTAGCCGTTGGCGTTTATTCCCAAGAGCGTTTATTAGCATGTACATCTATCTACTCTATAGAGTAGTAGAGTGGTTTATGGCATTACCAGATCCAAACATGAACCAAGCAGGTCTTGTATCAGTTGTAGTTGGTGCAGGTGCCGCATGGTTTGGATTATATGTTAACAGTGTTGGTAGTAGTGGAAAAGATCCACAAAGTCCACTAGTGCGTGTATCAGAAACACAAACTACAACAACAAGAACTGTTGAACCTGTAAAAGAAGATAAGCCAAAGCCTGCAAGAAAAACCACTTCTAATAAATTTGATATCAAGTAATTGGTAGTAAATAAGTGTGTTATGTCACATTATGCTACCCTTGGTATTAAAGAAGATGCTACATCAGCTGAGGTTAAGAAAGCGTTTCGTAAACTTGCCGCAGAACACCACCCTGATAAAGGTGGAAACGAAGAAAAGTTTAAGCAAATAAACGAAGCCTATCATACTCTCAAAGAAGATAGCACACGACAACAATACGACGCCCAACGACGCATGGGCGCGAATCCATTTGCCAATGGTCCTTTTAGGCAACATAGAACGCCACATGGATTTAGTTTTTCCTTCTCTGATGATGGAATGAATGCAGGCGGATTTGCTGACGGTAGTTTTCCTGACGATATAGGTGAAATATTTAGACATATGACCGGACGTTCTCCTAGAGGACAAAGTTATAATCAAGAAAAGCGTAATAAAGATATTAGGGTAAATCTTAGAGTTGGTCTCCAAGAGATTATGAACAACCAAAGCAAAACATTATCAGTACGCAAAAGCAGTGGGGAAAACGAAACGCTATATGTTACTATTCCAAGGACCACTAGGACCGGAACTCGCATACGTTATCCTGGTTTAGGAGACGACATGTTTACGAGTTTGCCCAGAGGAGACTTATACGTAGAGATTACCATTGACAATACAGATAAATTTACATATAATGGTGATGATCTTTACACTAAAATTGAAATTGATGCATTTGATGCAATGACTGGAGGACATACAGACATAGACGGTATAGATGGTAAAAAGTTTACATTGACTATTCCTGCTGGTACCCAACCAGGAACAAAAATGCGTATACCAAACCAAGGGCTATATAAAAGCAATAACAATGACGAACGAGGACATTTGTTATTGACTATAGATGTTAAAATTCCTAAAGTTTATGAAAAATTTACAGATCAAATTGCTGAACTAAAAGAAAACATAATGAGAGAGAAGAACAAATGATACAAAATAATCCAGAGATTGAAGCGATTGTGCAATCTGCAATGGACTATGCAGTAAAGAACCAACACGAATATGTTACACTAGAACATTTACTATATGGTATCGTTACATATCCAGCGTTTCAAAAACTGCTAGTACACGCCGAAGTTGATGTAGATGGATTAACTGCTGATATTGATCATTATGTTAAAAAGCAAACACATCTTGTGCCTAAAGAAAAAAGAGAAACATCACCTAGAAAAACACATGCATTAGAAAGAGTTTTTAATCGTTCGTTTACACAGGTTCTGTTTAGCGGACGTAGCCATGTTCAAGTAATTGATTTATTCCTAAGCATTGGTGCAGAAAACAACAGCTATTCTGTTTATTTTATGGTAAAGTATGGAATTGATCGTGGTAAACTTGTTGACTTATACAACGAACGCTGGTCTGGCATCACAACTAAACAGGTTATGGCTAATACACAGGCAGATGCTATCCTCGAAGAATTTTGTATTAACCTAAACAAGCTCGCACAAGAAGATCGTATCGATCCTGTTATTGGCCGTGAGCACGAAATTGAAGAAATTGTACAGGTACTTGCAAAGCGTACTAAAAGCAACGTACTAATGGTTGGCGATCCTGGTGTAGGTAAAACAGCAATCGCAGAAGGTTTTGCTAAACGTATTGTAGAAAAGCATGTTCCTGAATACCTGTTAGATCATACCATTTGGAGTTTAGATGTAGGTACACTACTCGCCGGATCCAAGTACCGAGGCGAATTTGAAGAAAAACTACAGAATGTTATTCGTGCGCTGAAGTCTAAAAAGAAGTGCATCTTGTTTGTAGACGAAGCACACCAAATGCGTGGCGCAGGTGCAGGCTCAGGTTCCAGCGTAGATTTTGCAAACATGATCAAGCCTGCTATTAGCAAGGGCGAAGTCAAAGTTATTGCATCAACAACTTGGGAAGAATACACAGAGTCATTTGAAAAAGATCGTGCGCTGATGCGTAGATTTTATAGAATGACCATTGAAGAGCCTACACCAGATGTAGCCAAAGACATCCTACGTGGAATACGCAAATACTTTGAAGAGTTCCACGGAGGTAAGATCACAGACGAAGCACTAGACAGTGCAGTTGATCTAAGCGTTAGATATCAAAGCGACAAGAAGTTGCCAGACAAAGCATTGGATCTTGTAGACACAGCCTGTGCAAAGGTAAAACTACGCAAGATTGATTGGCAACTCACACGCAGAGATATCATTGAATCACTCAGCAAAGCAACTAAAATTCCAGTGGAGCAGTTAGGGGTTGGTGATAATAATCATACTATTACTAAACTAGAGACACAGATTAAGGAAAAACTGTTTGGGCAAGACGAAGTTGTTGACCAACTTCTAGAAACAGTGTATGTTAGTAAAGCAGGACTTAAAGCAGTTAACAAGCCCATTGGAAGTTATTTGTTTATTGGTCCCACTGGTACAGGTAAGACAGAACTTGCTAAACTACTCAGTGAGTTTATGGGTATGAAGTTGCTACGCTACGACATGAGTGAATACCAGGAGAAGCATGCGGCGGCAAAGTTAATCGGTGCACCTCCTGGCTACGTAGGTTACGATGACTCAAACCTTGGCGGTGGCTTATTGGTTTCAGACATTGAGAAGAATCCAAATTGTGTCATACTCTTTGACGAGATTGAAAAAGCACACCGTGACGTAACCAACGTATTACTAGCATTGTTAGATGAGGGTGCTGTTACAAGTTCGAATGGTAAAAAAGCAGATGCACGTAACGCAATTATTATTCTAACATCAAACCTTGGAGCGGCGGCAGGCGATGCTAATGCTATTGGTGTTGGACGTGATTTCCAAAAGCAAGGCGAAGATGATAAAGCGGTTAAGAACTTCTTTAGGCCAGAGTTCCGCAACAGACTTGATGGCATTTGTAAGTTTGGAAAACTCAATGAGCAGGCAGTTAAGAAGATTGTTTGCAAGTTCATAAACGAACTCAATGAACTACTTAGCGAAAAAGAAATGCGTGTACGTTTAACAGAGGAAGCAATCCAACACATTGCAGATGTTGGATACGACCCTAAGATGGGTGCAAGACCTATTGGACGTAAAATCAACGAATTGATTAAAATTCCGCTAAGTAGAAAGATAATTTTTGAAAATGTTTCATCACAATCTGTAATTATTGTTGATTATGTCAACGAAGAGATTGTGTTTGACATTCAAAAGATTGAAATAGATTTTAACCAACCAAGTGTAGACGTAGATGGATATATCGTACTGGACCAGTTTAAACCTAAAGCATAAGATTGAACCCACACAAAAACTATTTTTTAACAAATATTTGTGTCGTGTTCAATACTACTGCCCAGGCAGTTCGTACCTTCGCGACTATTCTAGTAGATGGTGGGGACACCCTGAAGAGTTTCTTAATTATAAAATTGAAACTGACCGCAATCGCAATCAGATAGGCAGTTGGTATACTCCACGAAAAGCTATCATTGAAGACATTATTTTACCACAACTTGAAAGTACGAGATTAATAATTAGTAACAATCAAGTCAAAAATAGAATAGAAGAACCATTTGTATCTCTCTACACAGAAAAAGAATCTGAATTGTTTGATATTGTTAGCGAACTATCGTTGTGTATAGATAGAATTGAACATATTAACTTACCATTGACTGCTCAAGTGCAACAAGACCTAGAAAATAATGTTATCTATATGAAAAGAGGTGTGGGATATCAATACAAAGTTACACTAAAGGATCGCTGGGAAAATGATTCTATACCAGGCAGTATTGTAAAATATTTAGATAATATGGGCGATCAAGTAAAAATTAGTAAAACAGTTCGTAAAACTTTAGAAAAAAATTTAATCTCTCAGTGCTGGTTCTATACCAACGATATTACATTCTTATCAATGATTGATTTGATGTATCCAAACGGTGTACTGAAAGTTCAACAAATAAAAACATGCAAATAAATACTCAGTTAATTCAAGGAGGGCTTTATGGCCAAAGTTAATACTCAAATCGTTGTTATTAAGTTTAGTAAACTAGTACGAGATGACGCTCCACATCAAAACATTATTCCCGATGATTTAGGCAACAGTCTAGAACAGGTAGCACAAGAATTAGCTGGCGATGGTGTAATTGTTGAGGTGGAGAGCATTGATGAATCAGGAAACTGAACGCGAACAAGTACAAAAGCTAGATTTTAGCGGAATTCATCTACATATCGCTATGCCATGCTATGCTGGGCAAGTCAGCGAACCAACAATGTCTAGCCTTTTTAAATTTATTTTATTATCCAATGGACTAGGTCTAAATTGGAGTTTTGATAGTATTTCAAACGAATCTCTTGTTACAAGAGCACGTTGTAATCTTATGAGCAAGATGATGGCCAACAAAGATGCCACTCATTTTATGTTTATTGACAGCGATATTCGATTTGATCCAAAAGCAATATTTCTAATGATTGCCGCAAACAAAGAAGTTATTGGAGGGTTATATCCTAAGAAAGGATACCCAATTGGCTATTCAGCAAACCTCAACGAAGAAACAGAAGTAGAAGGTAGTCTGTTTACAGTTGATACTATTGGCAATGGGTTCTTGATGATGCAAAGACACGTATACGAAAGATTATGTGATGCTCATCCTGAAACTAAGTACATTGACGATGTATACTATGGCAAAGAATATGAACCATATATGTATGCAATATTTGATACACAAATTGATCACAATCGTCATTATCTCAGCGAAGATTGGACCTTTTGCAGGCGCTGGCGCAGACTAGGCGGTAAGATTTGGGCACACGGAGATGTATTGTTAAATCACACTGGATTTCATGAGTTTGAAGGAGACTTATCAAAACTTCCGCAGTTTGCACAACCCAATGGTGATACTAGCGATATTGAAAACATTGAAGATTTGCCAGCTTCGTTGATTAATACATTAAAAATGAGTAGACCTCCAAAATTGCAAGGTGAAACAGATGAGTGAAACAGAATCAATTGACTTTACTATTAGACTATCAGCAGAGTACTGGGACAAAAAACCACGTTATAATATTACTGTTGACGATGAAGTTCTAGTAGCGGAAACAGAGTTTGATCTTCCACGAGGAGAAATTAAAGAGATTACATTTAGTAAAGATCTTCCAAGTGACGAGTCAACCTGTATTTTAAAAATTAACTTTTTAAACAAAGAACCAACAGATACCAAGAAAGATCAATACGAAGACCCAGACAACTACAAAATTGTAGATGACATGTTGTTAAAGGTTGTAGAAATTGAAATTGATGGTATTAATTTACCTGTTGGCAGCGAATACGAGCTTGATTCAGATAGTGTTGGCTATTACTTAATCGATGAGCCAGTATCTTATAAAGGTGAGGACAACGTAACACGTATTCCAGGTTGTGTTACTATGGGCTGGAACGGGTCTTATTGTTACGAGTTTAACACACCTGTGTATTTGTGGCTCTTGGATCAAATTACCTAACGGATTAAACTAGTATAAATACTGCAACAGAGGAATTTATTTTATGTTTGTTGCAGATTTATTAGAAGCAGAACGCCAAGTTGTTGCTATTTTCCCTGGGCGTTTTCATCCTTTCCATAAAGGTCATGCCTATATGTACCAGCAACTTGTTAGCAGGTACGGGCGTGACCGTAGTTTTATTGCAACCAGCAATAAAGTAGAACTTCCAAAATCTCCATTTAGTTTCAGTGACAAATCAACTATGATGCGTGTCGCTGGAATTCCTGCTGATAAAATTATTGAAACACGTAATCCATATGCTGTTCCAGAACTAGTAGAACGTTATGATCCTGCTAGTACTGTGTTAATTTTTGCTGTTAGTGAAAAAGATATGGACGAAGATCCTCGTTTTAGTTTTAAACCAAAGAAAGATGGGTCTCCAAGTTATTTGCAGAGATTGCCCAGTGATCTCAAAAATGCAAAAACACTGGACCAGCATGGTTATATCACTACATTGCCAACACTAGATTTTTCGGTACTAGGCGAACCAATGCGTAGTGCTACTCAGCTTCGTGCAATGTATACTAATGCTGATGATGAAAAACGAAAAGATATCATCAAAGACCTCTACGGATCCTACAGCGAAGAGATTAAGAGTATTATGGATAACAAATTAAACGAAAGCAAAGACGACTGGCGTACACAACTACGTGAGGCGGCAGGAAGAATTGTAAAAGGAGTTAACACAACTCCAGACGTTGGTGTAAATCAAATTAGTATCGAAGCCGCAAAGTTTGGTAACAAAGTAGACAAAGACGGTCGTCCACCAACATTAAGTAAAAAAGTAAAAGGCAAGTCAACCAACGTTGCATTTAACCTTGGACTGACAGAAAGTTTATACCAACTTGACAAAGACGATCCAATGAACAGCGAAGTGGTAATTGGTGGTTTAGGACGTATGAGAATAAAAACTTTGCACAAGGATCTCTCAGCAAAATTCAAAGAGCTTTCTGATATGATGGCGTCTATGGATCCTGGTCAAGTCTTACAAGCAAGATTTTTATTGTCAAGAAGTCCGCTTTCACACATGATGAAAGCACTAGACGATGCTTATGACGAACTTAAACAGATCAAGCGCAAAGGTGGTGTTAATAGCAGAGGTATTGACTTATGAGTCTGGCACATGTAGAGTTTGACCTATACTGTGAAAAGCACAATGGATATTATCCAGCCTATAGATTCTGGATAAATGATACTATGATTGTTGAACGCACATTTCGCTGGGAAACGCAAGAACATTATTTGCGTGAACGCATAACTGTTGATGTTGAACCAGAATCAAACAATGTTATAAAGATTCAGAATATCGGCGATAGTGGCAAGTTTATAGCCACAAACTTAACAATCAAATGCGAAAATGAAAAAGCACATTTCAGCATTCAGGAATAAATACTACATTATAAATAGTTAGGGTACTATACAATGAATTCAAAAGATTTTTTAACAGAAAGATCCGATCTGCCAGAAAAGGCATTGAGTATGGATCTTGATCACGAAGTGCAAATGGCTCGTCAGCAGTGCTACAATGCCGCTAAAGATGCCATTAGAATCCACAGTCTACTTAAAAGCGTTTCAGAAATGGAAGGCTTAGAAGGATGGATGCAGAGCAAGATTACTAAAGCCGCTGAATATCTAAGTGCAGTTGCAGACAATTTAGAATATGATCAAGTAGAAGATAGCATTGAGGATATAGTTCCAGTACCCGACGTAGATCCTGATGCATTTGAAGATCGTTACAACACTGCACTAGAAACCACCAGTGCAGGTGATATAGGCACAGTGATCGCTGGCGGCAACGGTTTTAAAAATGGCGGTCCAGGCACTAAAAAGCGCAAGGAAACAGTATAATGAGTGACTTTGATGCTATCTTAGAAAGACTACGCAAACTAGAAGCAAGTGAAGAAGTTCACAAGGACGTTGAAGAAAGTAGAATGGCTTTTAGGGGCGGAGATAAAGTTGAGTTTAGTTGGAAAGATGCTGATAACAATACGAGAACTTTCAAAGGCGAAGTCGTAGTAGCAAAACCGCATAAAATAATTATCAATATGGGTGATCGAGATGTTGAAATAGATCCTCGCAAAGATAAAATTCGAAAATTAAAGTCCAAAGAAGATCAAGACATTGAAGAAGTTCACAAGGACGTTGAAGAAAGTAGAATGGGCTACAGTGATGTAGAAAAATTAGGCAGCGCCGCCGCAAGTAAAGTTGATAATGTTCTTCGTAGAAAAATTTATAACATGGGCAAAGACATCAGAGACATTGAGCCTGGCACTTTAGATAGGATGAGATATCAGGTGGCAAAAGAACTAGGACTTGTTGAATCTAGCGAAGAAACTGAACTGGATGCTGTCGAAGAAGGATACTACAACGACGAAGAGAAATATGTTGACCATTCATTTAATAAGATGTTAGACTTTGTTAACACAGCGACTAAGATGGTAGAAAAGCCACGTCTAGCAGATAATATTACGAGCATTGGTGGAGATCCTAGTTCCTTAAAAGACATTAAACAGAAGCTAGATGACTTATACAACAATGTTGAAGACGGTCACTACGAAGCAATGGCACATCTTGGCATGGAAGAAAGCGAAGAAGCTATCGAACCAATGGATATGCGTGAACAACGTTTAGCTCAGCGTGTAAATGAACTAACAAAACGTTTACAAAGTTTTAAAGAACAGTTATCAGAAATGGACCCAGAGATGGATCCAGAAGAAATTAAACAACAACAAACAATTACATCAAACCTTAACCAATTGAAATCAGCTGGTGTTGATATTGACCCTAACAAAGGCACCGATGATCCTACGTTTAACAAAGAAATTGGTGATAAGGTTGCGGCCGCAATGGCTGATCCTGCTCTTGCAAATCAGGTAAAGGGTGTCCTCTCAAAGGTAAAAGATTAAAATAATAAAAGGAAAGAGCTATGCTATTATCTGAATTTAGTAAAGTAAAAAAGAGAAGCAACTTAGTTGAACACGTATTAACCGAAGCTGATATTGAGTTTGGTCCTGAGACTGGTAAAGAATCATATCCAGCTAGTTATGTTGACGACAAAGGCAAGCAAAGCGACGGTCGTTTTGTACTACATGTTGTTAGTGATCTACTTCCACGTATTAAAGATGATGAGCTAACACTAAAGTTAATGCGCGATATTGATGCAGTTGAACAAGGAAGTGCTAATAGGCAAAATATTCAAAGTATCATGGCAGTGTTTAAATCAGCTAAAGAACAAGGTCTTGTTAAAAAGTATCAAGATGCCATTGGTAAGTATGACTTAGACTATAAAGACAATGATGGCGAAGATGAAGACATGGAAGAAGGCAATGCTTATGTCCATGCAGTTCGCAAAGCCAAAATGGGCGGCGCAGAAAAAGGCGACGAGATTGATGGTCCAGACGGTAAGAAGATTAAACTAGAAGATCATAGTATGAGTGATGAAGCACATGAACTAGTGCTTTATGCAGAAAACGACTATCAACTATATTCTCAAAGTGCAGTTCCAATCATGAAAAACCTAACACGCAAGCACAAGAAGGGCGTTTACGAACCTTCACTTGCTGTTAAGTTATGGAAGTATCATGCAGATCGTGCCGCTAAGAAGTATGGCAAAGAGCATGGCAATGATGACGGCTTTAAAATCTTTTCACCGGCACACCGTATGGAAGTTGCCAAATATTTTGAAGAGTATTGGACAGAAGAACTAAAAGCTGGCAATACTATGGAAAGCAAAGTTACTGAAAATAAAGACCAAGCTCTAAGAGAGTTACGTGACATTATGGACGAACTAGCAGGTCTGGGCGATGCCGCCGCACGTATTATGCAGGAGCATTTTCCAAGCCAATATAGTCAAGGTGAAGCATATGATGCATTTAACTTTGGCACTAGCAGTAACCAATATAACACAACCCTCGAAAGTTTAATAAACGATATTGAACAAGGTGGAGACGACTACGAGGACGAAGATGACATCTAAGTTATTTTTAGGCGAAGGCTTTTTAACGCTACACGATATGAAAGCAAATGGCTTTGACGCTCATACAGCAAACGCTGTTGAGAACCTAACACGTCAAAAGCTGTATGCCAAGTATGGTGACCAAAGCCCAAGTCCAGAAATACACGCAGGTTTCCGTTGGATTGCCGCACGTGAGCTAGGCATTATCACTGAAGGCAAGACCAAAACAAGACTTGATCCTAAATGCTGGAAGGGTTACAAAAAGCAAGGAACTAAAATGAAGGGCGGCGTAAGAGTTAATAACTGTGTACCAGAGTCATACGAACTATTAGATACAAAAACCGGCGAAATTAAAAAAGTCAAAGACAAAGCAGATGCTGTCAAATTGGCTCGAAACAAAAGATTTAAGATTAAAGGCCAATTATGGGAGGCACCTAAAATGATCGAAGACTGGGGCAATGATCACGAAGATGGCGCAACAGCAGAAGAAGTGGGCGGTGCTATTGCACATCGCTTTATGAATAATACAGACTTGATGAGACAGGCACTAGAAAAAGCAGGCGGCCCTGAAGGTCTAATGAACGCTATTGACAGTGTAGCACAATTTCACGCAGGTGCAGGAGAATTAGGTTCTAGTGACATCAGTATTATGGTCCGCGAAGTATTACACGACCTAGGCCTTAAAGAACGCTCATTAGCAAGTCTGCGTAACAGAGCATCATTTGATGGTAGAGATAAACTTAATAAACTAGCCGCTAAACCTAAAGCAGACAACAAAAAAGAAAAAGAAGAAGAACTTAGCGAAGTAAGTGGCGATTTTGCTGAACCAATTTATGATCTTATTGCTGAGTTAGGTGACGATGACAAGGCTCATGCCAATGTATTGCATGATCTAATTAGATATTTAGATGGTGACACGATTAAAGACTTTGTAGAAGAATTTCGTAGAGTTAATGATTATGGTAATGGACTAGAATACGAGTCAGTAGAAAAAGCAGATGTCGCAAACGGTTACAAACCAAAAAAAAAGACTGACGAACGCAAGCTAACCGGCGGCGAAAAGCGCAGTAAAGAAGCCAACTTCAAAAAACTTAAAAAGCACAAAGGTGACTTTGAAAAACGCTACGGCAAAGATGCTGAAAGCGTAATGCATGCTGTGGCTACTAAACGTGCCAAAGGCGAAAGCATTGAAGAAGCACTCAAAAGAGATCCTAAGCTACCTAACCTAAAAGTTAGCGATGGCAAAACTGATTACGAAAAAAAGAAGTATGCTTCTGTAACTGCAAAGAAAAACGAATCTACCAAAGACGTTAAAATGGTTGGCATGGAATCAATAATCCGCGAATACACCGAAGCAGGTTACTTCACTAAATAAAAATTTGGTTGCTTACTACATACTGTTTTAAATAACATTATGCCAACTTCAGTAGCTAAAAAGAATCATATTGGATTTGCTCTTGTAAGTTCAAATCGCAATCGTATTCTATTTTTTCACACAGATTACGAAAGAACCAAACGCATACAATTATATTATATGCGTAATGATCTCCTATACCTGTTTCCTGTTAATGCATTTATGCTACAAAAACATACTTTGCAGGCTAGAAGAGACAGTTCGCTGGTTGAATTTACTGACAAAACTTGTATCAGATTTACTACAAGTAACGCAAGCATTTTACAAGTTGAAATGGATATTGCACCATTTCGCTTGAAAAACATGAGAGTATACCAACACACTAAACCAAGTGCAGATGAGTATAATATACACGCTAATTTATGTTATGCAAGTGAAATCATTGAACAAGTTGAAATAGCCTGTCAAAATAGATTAAAACATCTTGAGGACAAGTTTGAATATGTATTAAAAGGATATGAAATGTTTCATAGTTTCTGCGTAGAAAATTTTGGCGAGAGCAGGAACATTGACAGTATGTTTAAGCATGACATCAATGACGAGTTACAATTTGTAGATGCTGTTAACAGCGTTAAACGTGAAATAAACAACGCTATCATGTCTATGGATTTCACCGCAGATACCTTTAAAGAAGAACTTAAACAAACACTAACAGAAATCCGTCAGAGAGATATTAACCAACAAAGTGAATTAATATTTAGGTTAATAACACTACAATGAGAGAACTATTTGAACACAATCGGCTAGTAGATAATTCCTATATAAGACGACATGTTGACCCAAAAGCGATAGGAAAATACGGCGACTATTGGTTATACAGTTTTTGGGCTATACCTATGCTCAATGACCTACGAAGTCGTAGTCTTGAATTTACTACGCCGTGGCTAAACCACACTCATCCAGCATACATGCAACTTCCAACGTTTGAATATACTAACAAGTCGCTCAGCGATATCTTAGACGAACGTGCCGTAGCACTACATCAACAAGCAACAAGAGATAACAAGCAAGTTTGGATCATGTGGAGCGGAGGTATTGATAGTACTACAATGCTCACAGCATTTATTAAAAATGTACCTGAATCAGAAATTGATAGATATTCAATTGTTATGAGTGCAAACAGTATTGCTGAAAACTTTTATTTCTATCAAAAATACATTCATAATCGTTTTCGTTTGATAAATTGGTTAGAGCTTGATTTAAATCAAGAACTACTTGAAGATACTATTGTGCTACACGGAGATCCTGCTAACGCATTATTAAGTTGCCCAACAGTTAGTGTATTTGCTCCATTGGTTGAGTCTGGCAAGCACTTGTTACCATTCAGAGAAAACGTAGGCACAATCATTGACACTCTTGAAGCATTTGTTACAAAGAGTAGAGGTGAAGTTAAAGCTGGATGGGCAGAATGGTACATCAACAAACTAGCTGATGCTATTCCTAAATATGATCAGGCCACAAGTATTGCAACATTTTGGTGGTGGAACTATGTAAACTTCAAATGGCACGGAAGTATACTACGTCCATTTTTCTTTACACGTTCGAGTACTAACAAACCCATCAGTGAACAAGAGTTTAGATACTATTACGATACTTGTTTTTATATCAACGATGACTTGCAAAATTGGAGTTATTCAAACATTGATCGTATTGTACAAACTCCGTTTGATTACAAACCGTTGATGCGCGATTATATTTACGATTTAAACAAAGACACGTTGTACCAAAAATACAAAGGCTTTAAAGCCAGTAGAAGAACGAACTTAAACCAAGCTCAACAGGTTGCAGACGATATGCCAATGGTCTATGATCAGCACTGGGTTGGGCATCCGAAATCTAATAGATTAATGGAAACTGTAATAGAATTACTCAATGAATTTGAAGGATAAAATCATAGCGCCAGTAATTTTACTGTTGACAATTATAGCAATATCTGTTATATTTGTAACACTTGTTCCTCCAGGGGACCAACACAATCCACCTGGACATACACTTGGAAGGCACATGTTACGTTGATGTACGGTTTAGTAAGTTTTCATCAAAATTTCTTTGTTCTGGTTAACGACAACTACAAGAACACAAAGTTAGTACAACATTTATTTGGGTCTCAGTTTCCAACGATGTGTGTTAACCTTAAATTATACAAATGCCGTACTGACGAAATTAGTCAAAAAAATTCTGACTCGTATGCATTAAGTCCACGTCTGGCTAGATTTAATGAAGCGGACACATCAGTTCATAGACTTGTTGATGATGATTGTTACATTGATACTAGAGAATCCTTTGGGTTAGCTGAACTCACAGAAGATCAACACACAATTAAAACAAATTTTAAATTCGTATACGAATTTTTAAACACTTATTTTAGTCGTTTAGCTTTGCTTGAAGAACGTAAATTAGCCGCAATTGACCAAAAAATTGAAGGTGTAAAACAATTAGAAGAATTCTTATTACTACAAACCGGCGAAGATGCTTTTATCAGCACATTGTCAGCAAACCAACAAGAGCGTATTCGCCGCGGCGAAGGTGTTGTTAAAAACTATAACCAACAACTACTTAACGCTATTATGAATCTTAACATCAAGAAAGATACTACAGAGTTGATTGGTTTGTTACAGTTTGAAATGCAAAGTTTTCAACCTGTACTAGCTTCAGGAAACAAACGTCAAAGCCAGGTAATTAGTACTCTAGCTTCAAAAAGTTTAACTGACACAAGGAAACGTATCAATGGCTAGTGCAGAAGAATATTTTGATAGACTAATAACAGACGGTCTCGCTGAATCTCGTATGGTGCAAATGACTTCATTGCCACTAACACGACCAATAGAAAAAAATCAATCAGCAATGTATTGGAACAGTTTGATTAGAACTGTTATTGGTGTAAGTGACTGGAGATGTCGTACTGGAACATTTTCGAATCCTTGGAATAGCAAAAGTAGCATTGAGTTTGCTCCTCCGCCATTGGCATATACTCCAGATTCTTTTGATGATATTGCTAACACCAGAGCATTAGAACTATTACATGAAGCAAGAACAACCGACCGTCAACTGTTGGTACTATGGAGCGGTGGCATTGACTCAACACTTGTGTTGACTAGTTTTATTAAAAACATGTTACCAGAAGATCAAGAGCGTATTGTGGTGTGTTGTAACTTTGCAAGTATTATAGAAAACACACAATTTTACATCAAACACATTAGCAACAAACTTCAATGCATGGACTATCAAGAGTTTGATTTAACACCAAACCTAATGAAAAAGTTTATTGTTATTCACGGCGATCCAGGAGACTGTCTTCAAGGACCAAGCGTTCCAGCATATGCAAAGTTAATGCCGGACGGCACACATAAAAAACCTTGGAAGAATCATATTGCTGAACTAGAACAGACCTGTCAGATGCACACAAGCAATCCTAGCTATACTGATGGATTCGGCAAGTGGTTTGTAGAACGTGTAAGTGAAAACTTAGAAGAAGTTGCTCCTGAAAATGTTACAACTATTGCAGACTGGTGGTGGTGGACTTACTATAATTTTAAATGGGAATTCAGTTGCCAACGTCCATTTTATTTTAGTAGACAAGATTATACAACCGAGTTTACAAAAGATTTGGTTGAAGACTATGCACGGAATACATACTTTAATACAGCAGACTGGCAGATGTGGAGTTACACCAACTTGCAAGAACTGGTAGGAATGGATCGTAGTACACACAAACAGCATGCTAGAGATTATATATTTGAACTAGATCATAATCAAGTTTATTATGATACTAAGATTAAAACAGCAGGTGCACCAGCTAATTTAGAAGCTAGACGTACTTCAGATTTACCTTTCTATTTTGATCAAAATTGGAAAGGACATTACTGGACAGATACAGCAGTTGAAGAAATCTCAATAAAACTGTTGATGAGGTTTATATGAGCGAACTTTATGCACTATACAACGTAAGAGCTAATAAATTTTTAATCACTGATCGTAGCTATGAGATATTGAAACAGATACAGTTTTTGTTTAGTCATAGAATTTTATTTTATGCTGTTCGTGTTAGTGATGTTAGAAACTACAGAGACGGTCTACTAAGCAAAGGTAGATATAAAAAACTAGGATTTGCAGACGCCAATAGAATACAGCTCAACACTGATATTCATCCTCGTAGTGATGAAAACATCAAGATTGTTAGCAATCCAGAAGACAACAAAGAACACGAACGTTTTTGTGAGCTTGCTGAATTTTATAGAGACTTTATACGAGAGTTTAACAAAGAATTTGGATTCTTTGCAGACATCACACGCACACGTAGTCGTACTCAAAAAGTTTCATTGGAACAGTTTAGCGAGTTCTGTAAACTGATTATGCCCAATGATAAAGCCATACAAGATATGGTTCAGTTTGAAATAGACTTTAACTTTAGTATGATGAAGTATCTAAGGCAATACAAAGGTTTGGTGTTTGACATGATCTATGACATAGACATTGAACAACCATTACCAGAGGTTAAAAAACAAATTATATCGGGTTTTAAAGAAATACCAGTTAAAGTGCATCCACAGCGTTGGATCACACCAAAAATCGTGGAGTGGCTCAATGCGAACAGTTGAACAACATATTGATGAAATCGGCAACCGTGCAGATATGGTTGACAATCAGCTAATTGAGTTAGTTGAATGTGAAAATCCATATGGCAAACATTGGCAACGCTACACAAGACTAAACATTGGTGTCAAAGACATACGCCCACGATTTGGAAAGTTCACCACTCCGTGGAATACTCCTAATAGAAAAGATTTGTGGCCTTTTCCAAAACTACGCTATATCAGCGACAGTTTAGAAGATGTGCTAAATGATCGTGCGCTAGAACTATTTCAAAAAGCTCGAGACACAGATAGAGACATCTACGTTATGTGGAGCGGCGGCATTGATAGCTCAGGCGTACTAGCCGCATTTATACAAACGCTCAGCGAAGCAGATAGAGAAATACTAACTGTTGTTATGAGTACGGATTGTGTTCTTGAAAACCCGGATTTTTACAAACGTCACATCAGTGGTAAACTAAAAATAATTCAAGTCAATGATGTTGATGTTAGCGACGAATTTTTAGAAAAACATATGCTACTACATGGTGACCCAGGAGACTGTTTGTATGGACCTAGTATTGGTGCATTTGCCCACCTAATAGATAGCAAGCAACATCTATTGCCAGCAAATGAAAATAGACATCTTATCAAAACCTTTTACGATCGTCAACAAAGCAAATGGGCACACCCAGAATTTGGCGAATGGTATGTTAATAAAGTTGCAGATAACTTTGCCGAAGCCAATTTAGAAAATGCATATACTATTGCAGACTATTGGTGGTGGCACTATTTCAATCTCAAGTATCAATTCTCAATGCAACGTCCTCTACAGCACATGGTCAAAGACTACAAGCGTGGACTTAGAGAGGACCTTTATGCTAGGTTTATTAACGAAGTGTTCTTCCACACTGAACGTATGCAACAATGGAGTTATAGTAATCTCCAAACATTCTACGAAAAGGTGCATTTAGGCGAACGCGGAACCAAATGGCAAGCAAGAGACTATCTACACAAGTTTGATGGTAATGATCGTTATTACTATCATAAAGTTAAGATTGCTAGTAATGCAACAGACCGTGAGCGTAGACAATTAGAAATCTCACCATTCTACTATGACCATCGCAACTGTGGTTGGTATCCTTGGGAACCCGGGGTAAAAGAAGCAATTAAACACTTTCTGGAAAATTATCAGGGTTGACAAAACCCTATAAAATAAGTATACTACATGAATACAAAGGAGTTCAAATATGTCCATGTTTAATGCAGAACAAAAGGCCAAGCTAACCCAGCTTATCAATGAAGGTATTCAAGTCAAGCAAGAAGTTGAAGATTTAAATGCCGGTCTTAGCGACACTGTAAAAGCTATTGCAGAAGAGTTTGAAATTAAGCCAAGCGTTCTAAAGAAAGCTATTTCTATCGCTCATAAGAGCAAACTAACCGACACCAACGAAGAACATGAAGTTCTAAACGATATTCTTGAGACTGTTGGTCGTACACTATAATGCAGGTTAAACCATATCAATGGTTGGCCTGGACTGGAACTGCGGGATTAATTTTTGCATCAATTTTTGCAAGTTTTGTCCCGCATCTTTTACTGCATCACTTCTTATTCATATTCAGTAATGCAGTATGGACCGCTGTAGGTGTACTCTGGAAAGAAAAGAGCTTGATTGTTCTTAACTTTTGTCTTACAATAGTTTATATAATTGGATTGGTGTATAATGAGCTATATTGATGCATTGTTTGATAGAGAGCGTGATCAAATTCACGTGGTGGAACGGGTAGATGGTAAACGTGAGTTCCATACCTATCATGCTAGCTATGTGTTTTATTATGACGATCCACGTGGTAAACACAAAACTATTTACGGAACACCTTGTACACGTTTTGCCACACGCAATAACAAAGAATTTCAGAGAGAACTAAAGATAAATTCAGGAAAACGATTGCACGAAAGTGACATCAATCCTGTATTACGTTGTCTAGCAGAAAACTACCTGGGCAAAGACTCGCCCAAGCTACAAACATGCTTTTTTGATATCGAGGTGGACTTTGATCCAGACCGAGGATATAGCTCACCTGAAGATCCGTTTAACGCAGTTACATCAATAACACTTTATCTCGATTGGATGGAACAGCTAATCACACTAGCTATTCCTCCCAAAAGCATGAGCATGGAAACTGCTCAGGATCTGTGCAAAAACTTTGACAACACCTATCTGTTTAATAGAGAAGAAGACCTTATCTCAGCGTTCTTGGATTTGATCGAAGACGCAGATGTACTAAGTGGCTGGAACTCAGAAGGTTATGATATTCCTTATCTCGTTATGCGTACCAACCGTGTACTCAGTAAAGATGATACACGCAAGTTTTGCTTGTGGGGTCAGTTTCCTAAGAAGCGTACCTTTGAACGTTTTGGTGCTGAGAACATTACATTTGATCTAATTGGTCGTGTGCATATGGACTATATGCAACTCTATCGCAAGTATACCTATGAAGAACGTCACAGCTATAGCTTGGATGCTATTGGCGAGTATGAACTTGACGAACGTAAAACTCAATACGAAGGCACACTAGATCAACTCTACAACAGAGACTTCAAAACATTTATTGACTACAACAGGCAAGACGTTATGCTGTTAGTTAAGTTGGACAAGAAACTACGTTTTCTTGATCTAGCCAACGAACTTGCACACGACAATACTGTGCTACTGCCGACCACAATGGGTGCGGTTGCGGTTACAGAACAAGCAATCATCAATGAAGCACACGAACGTGGTATGGTGGTTCCTAGCCGTAACAGAAAACAAGATGGTATAGAAACACAAGCCGCAGGTGCGTATGTTGCGTTTCCTAAACGAGGTGTACACGAATATATTGGTGCTATCGACTTGAACAGTCTATATCCTAGTTGTATTCGTGCGCTAAACATGGGTCCAGAAACTGTGGTTGGACAACTACGTCCGACCATGACTAATAACAAGATTAATGCTCGTATAAACGACGGCAAGAGCTTTGCAGATGCTTGGGAAAACATGTTCGGCACACTTGAATACAATGCTGTAATGGATATGGATCCAAGTACAGAAATTACTATTGATTGGGAAAATGGTACAGAAGATACAACTTCTGCGGCAAATGTATGGCGTTTAATCTTTGATAGTAACCAACCTTGGACATTGAGTGCCAATGGAACAATATTTAGATACGACATTAAAGGAATTATCCCAGGCTTGTTGGAACGTTGGTATGCAGAACGCAAAGAGCTACAGGCTAAAATGCGTGAGTGTACCGACAAAGAAGAACGAGCGTTCTGGGACAAACGACAGTTG